GTCTTGCCTTGTATCCTTGTTTTTTTGCTGCCATTGGTTTTTCCTTTAGTTGTTTCCTGTTCCCATTTCTTTGCCATTGCTGGCTTGTTAGCGTGCATCCACCTTCGTTGCTTCTTACTCTTAAACGGCATTACCTGCCTCTTCCACGGTTACGACCTCGCGGGGCAACTTTCCCCGCTTTCAAGTCTTCCTTGGTTGGCACAGTAAATCCTTGTGACGTGACTTCTCCCGCCTTGGCTTTGGGTTGTTTAACTTTCTTTGCCATCTTATCTATCCTCCCAGTCCATAAACTCTGTCGGGTAAGGATGCCGAACACCCATACCCATCCAAGCTATCCGCATTATCATCTCCGCACGCAGGGCATCACCAATACAGTCATTACAATAGACGCCACCAGTCGCCCGATCTTCAGCTACGGTGTGGCCAAGTTCGTCGCAGACAGAACAGTCTGCCAACCGTGAATCAGTTGGGCCGATACTTGATTTGGCTATTGCAACCATCATCCTAATATCCCATGAACATCCCCTGTGGCATCGCGTCCTGCTCGAAATTCCTCTCGGCGTCCTCCATGATGTCGTCAAGCGAAGGACGGGTAATGGCGTTGAAATGCTCCCAGCTTCCCCCGATTCCGCCGCCACAAGCAATACAACCCATTACCGCGTCCGCCCTGTCGGGACTATCCAAACCCCTCGCTCGCATAGAGTCCTTCCTCTCCAACCCTAACTTCCCTGTCCGACTAACCTCAGCTCGCCTTGTCACCATCTGCTGGTGAAGCATACTGTCACCCGGTAAAATTATCTCACGCTTCTCTACAACCCGCGCAGCCGTGTGCCACATCTCCGCACTTCGATTCGCGTAGCGGTCATCAAACGGCTTCGCACCGAAGTTAACCCTGTGTATGTCGTACCCCGCATCCATCAAAGCATCGCACAATGGCAAACCCAGACCCCCTTCATCAGCATAAATCTCGTCCTGAGTCAAGCCATGTTTTTTAATTAAATTGATTATCTTGCCTATAGTGGTGTTCGTGTTCTTTTCCCGCCAACAAACCATGTCCATGATCTTGTTGCCCTGCCGCATCGCAAACACACATTCATCACCGCCAGCAGCAAAGTCTATGAAGGCCACACGCATACCCAGTTCCAGCTCAGGCGGGTTCTGCAAACACTCCTCCAAACTCTTCAGGTTCAAGACCAACCCGTCCGCACTGTCATCAACAAACTCACCGTAAATCATTGACCGCACCAACGGACTGTTCTCACCGTACAACTCTATCTGCGAGTCAATCCATTCCTTCGTCAAATGCGGGCAGTCATAAGCCGTAACAGTATGGCACTTCCAAAACTTCCGCTTCTTGGTAAACGACTCATAGAACTCACCCGCCGACGCACCGGGACTCGACATCACCAACAACCGACTGGGCTGACATCTGGCTATGGCTGTGAAGATGGAATCAGGGACGGTCTTCGCCTCATCAACAATCATCAAAAGATTCTCGGTCGGCCCCTGCCTGTGCCAACCCTCGAACTTGCCGGGATCGTTCGTGCTAAACCCAATCGCCCTAGACCCATTCGCATAGTGCAACTCGTTGCTGGTTATCCTCCATCCCTGACCCAAACCCCCAACATACTTTCTCAGCGTAGGCCAGAGCTGCCCCTCGACCTGACGCCAAACGCCAGCAGTCGTTACAACCAGACTGTCCGGGAACCTGACCATGTGCCACAGGATCGAACTCGCCGCAACCACACTCGTCTTGCCACTGCCGTTGGCAGCCTTTAAGGCAACGCGACTCTCCTTCTCGTTCAAGTCCTGCAACACCTTGCGTTGCCAATCATAAGCCTTTAGCTGGATGAAGGTCTTGGGAAAGTTCTCAAGTAGACTCGCCTCCTCCAGTGCATCATGATCCTTCGCAATCCGCTCAAGCGCAGCTCGCGATTTTCTCTCATTGGGTGAAAGGATCAGGGAAGGGGTAGGAGCTTTCTTGACTCTCTTGGTCGGCAACACCACATCGAACTTCCCGGCTTTCGGCTTCGGGCCAGTCCGCTTTATCTTGGGCTGCTTCTTCAGCAGCTTCAACTTCTTCTCCTTGTCACTCACAACTCACTTCGCCCTGCGTCTCAATCCAAACGTGCGCCCCGCAACTCAGCGGTTTATCAGGTCGATACACCACACGGCTCGGCCCGTCAATCTTAACCGAGTGCGCGTAGACATTCGTCTTATAGGTCTTGACCGTCAAAACAGGATCATTGCTCCCGTTTTTCCGATTGGCCTTGATGATGTGCTGGTTGACGTGAATGACCGTCTTCACTAATTGCGCTGCTTAACGCGCTCTGGAATCGAAGACAACTGCGATAGCAACTCTGGTGAGACAGTGCTTTTCGCGGGTGAAGTACCGCTTGCCGTTGCCTTCGGACTCCAGTGCGGGAACCTAGACTGGAGAAAAGCCAATGCCAACTTTCCATCCCGACTATCCATTATCTTCCTCACCAGTGCCTCCTCAGCCTGAGCCTGTGCCGCCAATACCTGCGCGTTAAACTTCGGCTTCTTCTTCCGAAGCCCATCCAACCTGCGCGGTGATATTCCACAAGCCCCACAAGCTGCCGTCAGACTCAACCCCAACGTCAGCTTATCCAAGAACATCTTCAAAGTGTCCCCAGTCAAATTCTTCTTGACGGATATGTCAGCCATAACCAAAAGGTACCATAAGTTCAAAACCTGTCCAGTTTTTTTCGGGGGGTATCTATACTACTATGACTGATTGGGTGGTGGTGGGTGGCGTGGTGCTTTAACGATAACGCCAACCCTTTAACGCTAACGCCCTTTAACGCTAACGTGTGTCAGTTCTACACAGCAAACCCTTGCGTCCATTTGGCACAAATTAAGTTGTAGCTACAACTTATTTTTTACCCTTTCAAAAAAGGAAAAAGGAAAAAGGAAAATTGGTGGGAGTACTCACCATTTACAGCCCTTGCCGATGATACCACACGCCTTGCCGCATTGCTTCCAAAATGCTCCCTGACAAGCCAAGTCACGCTATCCATTGCCTACCCATTGAAAGCCAATCAAAAGGCCACACAAGCCAACGTCAAGCCACTATGCCCACGCCTTGAATGCGCTTTGCTTTGCTTTGTGGATAACGTGTGCATATGTCTACGCTTGACATGGTATCAAATGTGGTATATCCTCACATTGTCGGTCGGGGAAGTTCCCGATACTGACGGTGAGGCTTAGACCAACGACACCAGAACACATCAACATTTTGCGGGGAGTTTGCCTCAAGTTTTCATGCGTGAAAATTTCAGGCAAGTTCCCCTACATGACGGGGAGTTTGTCTCAACACTAACACCTAAAAGAAAAGGAAAAACGTCATGGAAAAATACACGATAACAGTTGACCAGCGAGTAGACTTGCAAGCGCAAGCAACTGAACTGAATGAGATCGAAAAAGAGTTACTAAACTCTGATCTTGGCAAGCAGTTTGCCAAGCAGAGAGGCAACTTTTCAAAGTCAATTGAGACGCTGTTAGATGCCGGAGCAGTTGCGGAGGATATCCGCGACATACTTCGCGCAACCGGCGAAAGCAAAGCAGCATTTCAGAGGCTGAATGAGATCATAACGTTCCGCAATAAAGCAGCGGGTACGGTTGGCAAGACTGGTGGCAAGGGTGGCCCTAAAAAAGCCACGGCAAACAAAAAGAAAGCTGCCAAGAAAGCCAAGAAAGCTGCCAAGGCAAAGCCAAGCGCAACGATTGAAGAGCAATCACTTGCGGCAGGACTTGCGGCATTCACCGCAAACCACAACACCAATTTTGCGGAAAGCAAAATTGACGGCACCGCTAAAACAGCAAGCGCAACTGACTTGGTTGAAATCGAGCGTATTGCCAAGAAATCAGCACGTGTGATATGCAACAACCCGTCCGTGATCACGGACGCCATCGCGAAAGCCAAGCCAAGCAAGGCCAAGCCAAGCAAAGCCAAGCCAAGCAATGGCAAGGCCAAGCCAAAAGTACACGCTGGTAATCGCATAGCAAAAGAGCTTGCGAGCGTCGAATAATACCCCGCAAAAATACACAACCCCACCAGAAATGGTGGGGTTTTTTGTGTCTATATAAAAACGTACGCACGCGTACATATGGGCGGCACGTATATATGGGCGGTTAATTAGTCGATCAAATATGGGCGGCAAACTATTTTGTCAATCAATATGGGCGGATTATGAGTGACAAGTTTCTTATATGGGCGGCATTTCCCGCGTGTGAAATGTGTACAATATAAGAAACTGACAAGGCTTTGCTGTGTTCTATAGGCTGTGAATAAGCTTGACATGAGGTACAAGATATGGTAGTATATTAGCTTCTAGGTTGAGAGACCTACTGATCTTTTACATCTTATATATGGGCAGCGGATGGCAGCGATTTATTACAAGTGGCTGCAATATGCTGGTAGGCACAAACCACATCCTGCAATTAAGTTGTAGCTACAACTTATTGACAGTTACCTCTAACGGTGTAAAACAGCCCACGAATAATACTCAGCTTGCGGAGGCTCCACGACCAGAAGGTAGATGCGGTGGAGAAAGGAAAGACTGTAACCCTTATAGCAAGTACCCGATGGATGGCACATATGGGATAGCGGTAATGACAGCACCGCAGTCAGGATGAAAAGCTGACTGAACACATCTTAAACTCACACACTGGTAGAGCGATTAAACCCGCCATGACCTTTGGATAGTTGAACGTGAAAGGATAGAATCTAACAACTATTACTGGTGCTGTGAGTAACCCCAATTTCTAGTGTCCAACTAACTAACAACCAGAAGGGAAACAGTATGAAAGGAATAATACTAACACTAACAATGGCAATGGGTGTGTACGGCTGGAAACCAGTCGATGCACCTGTTGGAAATGACCGAGCAATCGTTGCTGCTGTGATAATCGCAGAGGGCGGCGGTGAATCCAAACGCGGGATGTGTGCAATCTATGAGGTTATACACACCCGTGCTTCACACAGGGGAACAAGTTGTGCCACTGAAGTTATGCGGCGCAAGCAGTTCTCTTGTCTCAACAACACCAGTCCAGCAGGACTGGTAAGGAGGTGTTCCACACATAAGCACTACAAGTGGGTGCATGATGAACTGTTAAAGTTTGTCCCACTCACCATGTTTACTGTACAGGAA